CGTTTTTGTCGTGACGGAGAAGGACGCGACATCGGCCGCTTCGGTCGTCGCCACTGCGGCGCCGGTTAAAGTCAGGATCGAGAACGATGCGGTGTCGGCCGCTTCGGTCGCCGCCAGGTCCAGCGTCGTGACCCCGTCAACACCGACCGTGAAATTCGCGGTATCGGCCGCTTCGGTCGCCGTCAGGTCCGCTTCGGTGCGCGCGATTGCGGAAAATGCTGCGACGTCCGACGCCTCTGTTGCCGCCAGCGTCAAGGTCGTTTTTGTCGTGACCGAGAAGGATGCGGTATCGGTCGCTTCGGTCGCTGCAAGGGCTGCGCCGGTCAGGCCGGTGAGCGAGAAGGATGCGGTGTCTGACGCCTCGCTCACCGCAAGTGCGAGACCTGTCAGTGTGGTGACGGAAAATGCAGCGGTGTCTGACGCCTCGCTCACCGCAAGGGCTGCGCCGGTCAGGCTGGTGACCGAGAACGACGCGACATCGGCCGCTTCGGTCGCTGCAAGGGCTGCGCCGGTCAGGCCGGTGAGCGAGAAGGATGCGGTATCGGTCGCTTCGGTCGCCACCAGGTCCGCTTCGGTGCTGCCCCCACCACCCCCGGCGCCATAGGGCACGAAGATGATGACTGTGCCGTTGCCACCTTTGCCGCCGACACCGGTGTTGCTGCTGTTTCGGGCAGAACCGCCGCCGCCGCCGCCAAGACCATCGGTGCCGGGCGAACCCAACCCGGACAAGACCGTGTAGATGCCGCCGTTGCCGCCGCCGCCAGACCCGCCCGTGCCGCCGGTTGCGCTGTCGCCACCGCCACCGCCGCCGCCGTAGGTTACAGAGGCGCCGGTAATGCTGGATGCGACACCGGCGCCGCCGTTCTTGCCGGATGCCGCTGCCCCTGCACCACCACCGCCACCGCCCGTGCTGGCGGGCGAAGAAGCTGCGCCGTTGTTGCCTTGACCCGCCGTGCCCGTGCCGCCAGATCCGGTGTTGGCACCACCACCGCCAGACCCGCCGTTGCCGCCAGCTTGGTTGGGGCTGTCCGTCGTGCCACCGCCGCCACCACCCACTGCAGCGGTTGGGGCATTGGTGCCGGTGATCGACGAATTGCCGCCCGCCGTCCCGCGCACGGTCATGACGGACGCGCCCGCCCCACCTGTGCCGACAGCGACGGTGTAGGAAGATGCCGTTCCGAGGAAGGTGCTGCTTGTCAGCCCACCAACAACGCCGCCCGCGCCACCGCCACCCGCAGCCGCACCGAAGTTCGACGCACCGCCGCCACCCCCGCCCGCGACCAGCAGGTAGTAGATAGTGGCCCCGACAACCGGCAGGAAGGTGCCGCCGCCCGTGCCCCACTGGAATGTCTGGCCCAGAACGCCGTCATACGTGACGTTCTCTGTGATCGTCGGTGAGCCAGTATAGCTGGTGATCTGGCTGACAGACCCCCCGCCGCCACCACTCCCGCCGGGGTTGGCGAGAACAAGCAGCATTTAGGCGATGACTTCGAAGGTGATTTCGAAGTTCAGCGTGCCGACCGAAGCGACGGCCCCCTGCACGAACCGCAGACCACTACTCGGTCGGACATAGACCGGGAAGTCCGGGTTGATGAATTCGGCGCCGATCATCGCCGCCAGCTGCCCCGCAGCGCTGGTTTCTTCGGTGAAGACGTGCCGGATGCCCAGAAGCACGCCCGCCGTCGCCCCGCCCGCCGGATTGAGGCGCGCGGTGATGTCGGCATCAAGGGCCGCGCTGGCCGTGTCCAGTTTGTTGATGGCTGCGGCAGTGAGCGAGGTGCTTTCGAGCGTGTGCGCCGTGCCGCCTGTGCCGACGGCTGTGGTGCGGGTCAGCGCGATTTCCGCAGAGACAACGCCGGTGACGGCCGTGTCGATGTCGGGCAGCACCTTCGCTGACACGACTTTTAAGATCGCCGTGGCGTCAGCGTTGAACAAGTCGCAGTGAACCTTGTTCGCGCCGACAGCGGATCCGTTGACGATCATGCGATAGACCGGATTTGATCGACGGATATGACCGTCGGCATCGACGATGACCACAGCTTGGAATTCTTTGCTGTCCATCAGATGCGTCGCCACCACGGCCCCGGAACCGGGCGTGACATTGATGCTGTCGCTAGGTTTGGTCATCGTCGATGCTTCCTTTTTACGCTGCGTGCGTGATCGTGCCTGAATTCACCTGGACGGTCTGGCCTGCGACGATCGTCGATTCACCGATGATGATGTCCGCACCGGAACCGGACTCACCCACGGTCAGACCGCCGACGATGACTGTCCCGGCGTTGTTGCGCAGTTCCGCCAGCGCGGCGAGACCCCCCGCGGATGCCACTGCAGAAAGCGGCACCCCGAGAAGCGTCAACACACCTGCAGCTTCGCTACCGGAAGGATTGGGCAGCGGCACCGTTGCCAGGACTCCGATCGCTCCGGACAGGGCTGATGTACCGATGACGAGCGACCCCGCCGAACCCGCACCGGACCCGACGACGAAGGTCTTCGAGTCGATGGCGTCGCGCGTGGTACGCATCCGGTTGGTTTTCACTGTCGAGTTGTAGTTTACTGCCATGATCTTTCCCTCTTGTTATCCGATCCAAATCCGAACTTCACCGCGAGCCCCGGCTGCGCCGCGACCGCCACCACCGGCCGGTGCAGAACCCGCAACACCGTTGTTGCCACCATCGCCCCCAAAAACTGAATTCCCACCGAGAGCGCCGGTGGCACCGTTGGCACCGCCACCGCCACCGAAAGCAGACTGCCCACCGTGAGCGGCACCCGAGGCAACGGTGGCACCGGAGCCCGCGCCACCACCACCGCCAAAATATCCATCTTGGGCCATTACGACAGTTGTTGCCCCAGACGTAGTACCGCCATCACCACCACCGGTACGTCCACCTTTACCACCGGCCGTATTTGTTGAAATCGAACCGGCGCTGCTGGCACCACCCCCACCACCACCACCGTCGTTGCTTGCACCTCTGGCACCACCGTAAGCGGTGAGAATCGAACCAAATGTTGTATTTCCACCGCTCGCATCCACTGCGCCGCCGGCAGCAATTGTGATGCTGACACTTGAAGGTAAATCACCGTAACGTACCCGAGCGAAACCATAAGCGCCGCCGCCACCGCCCGGACCGCCGGCTACGGAACTACCGCCACCGCCGCCACCCCAAGCTTCAATCAACACCATAGTATCGTCAGTGTATCCGGCAGGTTTGTTCCAGGTCGTGCTGGCGGTGATCGCGAGATAATAGGGCGGTGCCGCCGCTCCATCCAGGGCGAGACTGGACATGATGCGCCACGATCCGGCAGTGTAACGAAGGATGGATGCCAGACCGACGTCAAGGGCACCAGGATCGAGCGCCGCACCGGTGGCGTCGACCACCGGCACATTCGCGCCGCCATTGATCGCGAGCGTGACGCCGGCAGTGTTTGCCGCAACCCAAACAAGCGATACGCACATGCCGTCCACGAACCCGGAAGCGGTTAAGTCGATCGCCATTGTGGCGGTGACGACATTGGCCGTCCCGCCCACCGCAGTCAGGGGTCGCGCCCCGGTTTCGTAAAGATCGACGATATGACCTGAATATTCATCCAGAAAATCCGGACCGTTAGGTTTCGGTGTCGTCGCGCTGTTGGTGATGTTCAGGACCATTATGCCCACAACTCCGGTGCTTCATCGACTGCGGTGATTGTCGCCATGAAGTCTTCTTTCGGTTGGATTTCGAAGACGATCAGACGCAGAAATTCCTGACCGACGCGACCGTATGCGACAAGGTTCCCAATGTCGACACTAGCAGACGATTGCGGGGCACTCAATGTGAGAAGATTACCCGAAACGGACACCGGAGATACCAGAATCGTCCCGTCGCTGCGGCGAATCTGAATGCCGGCCGTCGCACCGATCATCCCCATGTCCTGCACAAGACCCATGTCGGTGATCGCATCGAAACCAGCTTCGCCAAATTCCGGAACCGTGTTGTCGAGGCGGACAGCCGTCAGCAGACCGGCACCGTCGAGCGTGAAATCGACGATCTTTCCGTAACCGACCGTTTCGTCGAAGGTCTCGTGAGACAAGCCAATCAGGTCGCCCCGCTCGCAGACGATGCTGTCGGCCCCGGCTTCGAAGGTGTGGAAGCAAGACCGAAGCTGCGGCTGCAATTGATCGTACTGGCCCCGGGCCAGCACCGCCGCTCGATCTGTCAGACCTTCGAAACGGACCTGTTCGATCTTGGTCGTCTCGTAACTGTTGCCGGGACGTAGAACTAGGATCTGGTCACTCTGATAGTCGCGCGTCTCGTCGTCGAAGGTGATGCGGAGACCGTCGGGCACACGAGAAAATGCCTTGGTCCAGGAATATCCGCGCATGTTCAACGGCGTGAAAATCTGGACCGGCGATTCTGCCGAACGATCATAATCCTGAACGACACCCCATTTTTCCGCCATGCGCGGCCGGGCATAACCACAGGCTGCGACGATCTGCGCCGCTTCCTGAACCGTCGAGCCCTGAATCAGTGCGTTGCACTCGTACCCTTCGGTGATGCACCTGGTGCGCCACGCCAAGAGCGCGACATCGTCGATCGCTACCGCGTCGATCGGATCGACGTTCAGCCGCCCGACGTAAATGTCTCGCAAATGCGGCGCCGGGTTGCTGGTGACGACCCACTCGCGCCACCCCACCCCATCATGGTCCAGAACGTATCCGCCGGCCCGGCATGACAGACCTTCGATCTGGCGGTTTCGAGCCCGCAAAGCGATTGCGGCAAAGTCCGTGACGGGCAGAGGATGCTCATTCCAGATCGAGACTGACCGCAGCAGATACAGGGCATCGACTACGTTTGTCCGCGCTTCGACGATCTGTCCCGGTGAGCCTTGGTATCCGTAGAAGTTCCAGACTGTTCCGCTGACCGTGTAGGCCGATGCGGAATAGTTCGATGTCTGAAACGACGCGCCGCGCTGAATCTCGATTTCCCACTCACCGGGCGGGAAGGTCGCTCTTTCAAGCTGGATGTGAGCAGTGTAGCGGTCAAGAAAAACGTTCTGCACTCCGGTCGTCCCGAGATTGGACGCCGTCATGTGGTTATCACCGGTCGTACCGAAGTAAGGATCCGCCTCATAAAGTACGCCCGCAGGGGAATTGGTCTGCGCGGCACAACTCTTGCGCGCTTCGCACCACCCTTCGCCGCTGACCGCCCCGGGTGAGATACCCGCCGTGTCGACCCACTCAAGTCGAATTGTCGCCCGAACCAGGCCGATGTTTGAACCCTGAAAATGCAGTTCCGGAAGATTAATCCAGACACCGTTGCGCGGACGCATCCGCAGCCGCATCGGAACGCGAAGCTTGTTCGTCGACGAACCGTCGCGCTGCAAGCCCTGCGGGAATGCGATCTGCAACTGATGCTCGTCTGGTTCCACCCGAGTACCGAAGACGTAGGTCTGCGGCAGAGCGTTCAGCACGCCACCAAGCGCATCGTCGAGCGTGCGATTGTCGCTGTCCGAAACGATGTGTGCCCGCAGTTCGTCTTGCGCAGCTTCGGTGAAGGACTGGCGGGAAACCAGCGTCAAAGGATCGTCACCTGTCCAACCCTCGCGCACTTCAAATTCGATGCCGGTTTCTGTCAGCGGAGCCGCACCGACACGCACTTCCTGAATCCGGTGTGGACCAGCCAGGATGTATGTCGCCTCGACCACCTCGTCAGGACCGTCGAAGTAAATGAAAGGTTCACAGGCAAGGGGTGGGAAAACCTTCCGCTCACCGACGACACGAACCACTGCACCGTTCGGTTCCAGGACGTTGCCGTTGGCGCCGGCGTTGCCTCGATCTTTTCGGGAATTTCCGTCCCGGGTGGCGCTGACCGGCGGTGGCGCCAATGCCGACAGCAGCAGCGATCCGACAAGAGAAACGGTTCCGGCCAGAGCCGTCGCGGACAAACTGCCTGCGGCGAAAAGACCACCTGACGTCGCGAGCCCGCCACCAACGATCCAACCGGCGGCGACCGTCAAAGCCAAAGACGCCACCAGAGCCAACACCGCCTTGCCACCGCCATCCTCACCGCCGCCCGCTGCAGGAAGATGCAGGGTGACCACATGGTCGGGTTTTGAGCGAACGACGTGCCAGAGATTTCGCGGAATGACGGCACCACTGATCGCCACCGTCCCGCGGTCGCGGAAATCTTTTGCGACCGGAAGAAGTTCGACCATTTCCGCAATGGTCGCATCGGCCCGCACCGGCAGGCTGATCGGCATGTCGGTGAAGGATTCCCGATAGACCGTCAGGACTTGCTGCATTGGATGTGCCTGCCATACCCGATTATGCGACCGGCGACCGAGACGTGCGTCAACGGGACGACCACCGACCCGGTCGCTTTTTCGATGTGTAACATGCGATGTCGATCAACGACAACACCCACATGGAAAACGCGGGACCTGTTTGCATTCCTGCCGCCCATCTTGACGACGTCGAAGGGCTGCGGGTCGTGCGTGACGTGAATCCAGCACTCTGCAGCCTGTCCCGCCTGGAACGCATCCATGACCTTCTTCTGCGCCTCGACAAGACGCGAGCGGTCGCCGCTGCGGATCAGTTCGACCGCTGCGACATAATCTGCCGACACCTCGCCATGCTCCGGAAGGTCAATCCCCAGGCGATCCCGATACACCTCGCGCACCAGCGACCAGCATTCGTTCTGCCCGCCAAACGAGCGGCCGATATATTTCCCCCACCACATGACGTCAGCGCCAGGCACCCGGTGACCGTTCCTTAGTGAGACTGATCCCGGGCCATTGCTCTTGCGACGGGTCTCGCAGGATCAGCTTGCCCGTCACCTCTGTTTCGTTGTGGTCAACCTCGACCAGTTCGAAACGGTTGAACTGATAGATCAGGCTTGGCGACCCGACCGGTTCGCGCGGGTTTTGGGTCAGGTCGAAGTCGGAACTGGAATAGATCGAAAGCGACACCCGGGCGCGACCAGAAAGCGGCCGCAGTGCCCGGCCGATGCGTCGATCGACGTTCGACATGACGACGTCCGTCGAAGGGTTTTCCTCGCCGTCAGGTAGCAGTTTGAAGCCAAAAAGGATGCCCGTGTAGAGTTCGCCGTCAAGGTGATAGTCGATCACGTCATTGACGACCCGCAGCGGTGTCGAGAAGTTTTCATGCTCGACGACGACGAAGGCCAGCAGGACGTCCGACGAATCGGTCTGTTCGATCTGGCGACGAATATCGGGGTCGATTACCCGCATCAGAAAGTCCCGTCCGGAAAAACAACGATGCTGCGCCACGACGCCGGCACGAGCGCCGCCCACCACGCCCCGTCGACCACGACCCCGTCCTGAGTCGTCACGACACCAGACGTGTCCGTGCGGCGGATGTCCACGGTTCCGAGAACTGGCGCCGCCGCCTGCAGCGCGACAAGCGTTTCTTTCGTGGCGGGTCGTCCGTGAACCGAATTCTGAAAATCCAGCACCATCAGCGGCACGGTCGACACCGTGGTTAAGCAGTAGGTGGACCACCAGGGGCGACCCGGCTGGCGGACCAGTGATAGCGCAACACCGGTCAGATTGACCCCCATGTCACTTTCTCGATAAGGTCCGTCACCCGGCACCGGCTTCCACAACCAGGCTTCATCGGTGCGCGGATCCAGCAGACAGAAGGACAATGCGCCGCCTTTGGTCGTTTCCTCGAAAAACGTCCGCAGGGTGACCATCTGCGCTTTGGTCAGTGACGGGGTTTCGAAGTCGATCACATGGATCGCCGCCGTGACCCGCGGGCGGGTGATTTCGATACCTTGCTCCGGTTCGAACGACGCCACCATGCGGCGCGGACCGCCCGACAGGCTGTTCGTGCGCGGTTTCAGAGGCAGCGACGCGGGCCAGGAAAGAACAGCCATCTGACGTTACCTCTTTGCCGGTACGGGCTCATTGCCGTAGCGTTGCCGGTTGATGCGGTCGAAGCGACCTTCCGCTGTTGCCTTGGTCACTTCCTTGATCACGATGTCCTGGATTGTCATGCCGCCCGGCCCGGACCGCTGCGATGTCTCTGCGCGCGTGCCGGGCGGTGTCATGATATTGACCTGCACGTTCGAACCACCACCGCCGGCACTCTGCACACCCAAGGCACCGTTCGACCCGCGGGTCAGAGGCAAAATCGCTTCCGGACCTGCCTCACCGGTCAGTCCGGTTTTCCCACCTCGCATCGGAAAGGACGTCGCCGAATTGACCACACCGCCCTTGGCGAAAGGTTTCATACCTTTGGTCAGATCGACGAAACCGCCGGCGCCGAAGGTGTTTGGCATCAGCTTTGCGAGAAATCCAAAGAATTGCTGTTTTGCGACCATCTTGAGCAATTCCTTGCCCATGTCGCGCAGCACGTCGATCGCCTTTTTCCCGCCTTCGAAGATCGAATCAAACAGGCGGTCGAAGCCCGAGGTGATGACACCCGCGACCGCATCGCCAAATGTCTCGACGTCCTTTGCCGCTTTTTTCGAAGCGTCACCGGCACCCTTCGATCCTTCTTCGACCGACTGAAACCAGTCACGCACGTCGATCTGCGTTTCTTCGGGTAGGCCCGCCAGCGCGTCCTGAATGGCGCTGATCGACTTCCAGTCACCGCCCTGCAACCGCTGCATCGCGTCGGCAAGTGCGGTGTATCCCGCAGAAGCGACTTTCAGGATCACCGATTGCTGCGAAAGCCAGTTGTCCTTCGACACCATCGGCTTCGACAGTTCGCTGCGAATAGCATTAAGATGCGTCGACAGTGTCGCGCCAGCCTTGGCTGCGTCGTTCGCCGCACCCATTGCCATGCGCGATTCGGAAATCGCAATCATGCCGGTTCGCTGCAAATCCCATCCGGCATCTTCCATGCCCGGGATATTTTGCATTCCGGCGCCGATCGCGCTTAGGAAGGTGCCCCAGGCGTTACCCATGTTGGCGACCATCGTGCGCCAGCCCGCTTCGATCGTCGAGAAGATCGCTCCGAGTGCGCTAACCATGCTCGATCCGGAATTGACGACCCGTTCCCAGACGTCGATCGCGTAACCAACGATGGTTCCGAGAACGCCGGCGACCGCGGCGACACCTGCGACAAAATACGCCTTGATCCTGGTCCAAAGATAGGACGCATAGGCGACGACCCTGTCGAACGCCTCTTGCACCACGGCCCAAATCAGCCAGAACGCATTCGCCGCCCCACCGACGGCATTGGCGAGTTCCATGAACCGATAGATCGCTTCGGTGATCAGGGTCAGGATCGCGATAAATACAACGGCACGCATTGCCGCCACCAGCAGCCAGAAGGCGGCAGTGAGCGTACCGATGACACCCGTTGCTGCGACTGCCGCCACGATCAAGCCCCCGGTCCACCAACCCACCAGCAGGGCGGTCGCAATGGCGATACGGTCGAGGTTGTTCACGATCAGGTTCGCCGCCTCGATCACGACCCATTTGACCCATTCGAACGCTTCGGCCAACCAGCGGACTTCATCGGTCAGCACCCCGGCGATCGGGGTCAGGGCATCCAGCGACGCACCCGTCTTGGTCATGATCAGCGCGACCGTACCAAAGACCGTGATCAGCGCCGCCAGAACGCCACCCATCGCACCGAAGCCCTGAACGAACTGCGGCACCTGTTGCGTAAGTGCAAGAATTGCCGATTGACCGCCGGCGATCTGCACCGAAAAGTCGGAAAGCTGCATCCCGAATTGCTGAACCAGGCGTCGGTTTTTCTGCACGGATCCGGCCATCCCGTTCAGGCCGGTTCGCATACTGACGACGTTGGCACGGGCGGCACGAAAGGCGCCGTTCGTGGCGTTGGTTGCGGTGATGCCAAGAGCGACGTTCGCGTTGGTTGCCACGGCGTTACTTCTTCCTTTGGCTGTCCATCCACTTCATGAATGCGATCCATTGTCGCATTCGTCTGATGGGCAGATCAAGCACTTCCTCGACGTGACACTGCAGGTGATTGGCGATCATGAACGCCACCAGCAAGTGCTGGTTGGCGTCCTTGGTCAGTTTCCCACTTCGTCGTCGACCGCCGCATCGCTCAGGTCAATATCTTGTTCCGGGAACAGTTTTGCCCGAACGCCGTTGATCCATTCCAGCGGCATTTTCAGCAACAGAGGTTTGTCCGCCAGATCGAACGCGAGGTCGCCCGCTTCGGTCTGGCATTTGGCGATCAGCAGATCGACCGTCGCCGTCACGGTCGGTGCCGACGCGAAGTTCGGATGCCGCTTCATCAGGCGGTCGAGGTCGGTCCCGGTCAGCGGTGTCGCGTACAGGCTGACTTCCTGCGCACCGATCTTGACCTTCACGCTGTTACGGTCGGGCGTCGCGACATGCTCGCGAAGGGCGGAAATAAACTGACCCATGACTTAAGCCTTGACCCCTTCGACAAGCGCACCGTTGCCGGTGAAGGAAATCGAAGCTTCGACCATTCCTTCGTGCGTCGTCTTGACGGACTTTTCCGTGATGCGGAAGGTGCCGGTCAGTTCCGCCGCGGCAGTCAGGTTTTCCGAAGGATAGAACGACCCGGTGAGCGACGCACCGATCACCAGCGCGTTCTGCCCGAGCGTGTTGGTGTGGTCATAGAGGACATCCATAGACCCGGACCACGACTTGTGCGTCGCCTTGTTGGTCTTCCAGGTGTCACCCATGACCGTATCGTCGAGGATGTCGGAAGTCGCGGTGATTTCGAAGCCGCGAATTTCTGCGACCGCGTTTACCCCGAGAAGCACCGCACCCAATTGTCCCGTAAAAGTCGCCATGATTTGTCCCTTAGCTGATGATTTCGGGGTCTGACGGCAACGTGCGATACATCACCGAAAAAGTCAAGGTAAGCACGCCTAGTGAACGGTCACCTTCGGTGCGGATGCTCAATTCAGACCGTTCCAGAAGCGTCCGCAGCGCGAGCCCGCCAAGCTTCGTCCAGTTGACCTGTTTTTCCAGATAGAGCGCGTGCGCGTCCAGGTCGTCGTCGATCGTTGTTTCGTCGGCCATGATGATCGCTTCGATCATGACCTGCAGTACCCGCATGATGCCGTTAGCGGTCGTCATGCCGGTGTCGATGTCTTCGCTGGTTGTGAAAACCAGATACCGCGGCATCAGTTCTTCCAGCATCGGATACTGGCGGGATTGTTCGACAGTGACACCATTTGTGCCGATCAGCGCAGCAACCGCTTCCCTGATCTGTTTTCTCGCGTGCGCCATCACACGATCCTTTTCAGCATCCAGGTCGTCACGCCCGTTCCGTCATGATCCGGCGTCTTCGCCTCATAGGCGACACCGTCGATCACAATCGTCGAACCGACCTGAATCGTCGTCCCGGTCGGGCAGATGAATTTCGTGGCGACCACCATGACCACACGGCCGTCTTCGGTGGGGAATTCTTCGGACGGATTCTCGAAAATTCCGTTGACCGTGAACATACCGTCGACTTCCGCCGCGGTTGCGAAGTCGGCGGTGCGAAACACCGCCGACAGATCGTTCAAGATGAATGCACCGGGCATCAGGTACCCGGAAGGCCCGGAAGACCGTTGCCGGTGTCACCGACATCGACTTTCTTGCCACGCTTCTTCACGTTAGGCAGGTCGAGTTCCGGTTCGTCCGCGGCACCGGGCGGAACGTCGGTTTCGACCAGGCGACCCATGCCTTTCAGAACCTTGATGGTCTGCGCATCGAATTGGTCGCTCACATATTCGCCTTCCGCAAGCGTGGCGCCATTGGCCGAAAAGCCCTTGGCAGCGACGAGATAGACGACCTTGTCTTCATCAGCCATATCGTGATCCTCTGGTTGATAGGATGAAAGCAGGCCGGGGCACGAATGCCCCGGCCGTCACCGGCCCCGTGAGGCTTACGGCGTGTCGTTGTTGTAGGCGAACGACTGCGCGTGACGAACTGCGACGTCGCAGGTCTGGAAGGCAATCAGACGCAGACCGCCCGACAGAGCCAGAGCGGCATAGTCGAACTGCAGGTCGAGACCCGACCAGAAGCCGATCAGCAGATCCGACCAGTTGCCGAAGTACAGGTTGCCGTCGGTGCCCTGGTTCGACACATAGCCCGGATAACCGTTCAGGCTGTTGCCATTTTCCCAGACCGGATCACCGTTGGTTCCGGTAAATTTCTGGGTCGTCTTCAAGGCGCCGCGCATGTTCGTCCGCAGGATATACCCGAGGCTTCCCATCAGCGCGTTGTCGTCGGCGACCGCCGTTTCCATCGCGACGACTTCCGCGTAGGTCGGGTTGACCCCGGCGAAGGACGTCGGTTTGTTGATGCCGACGGTATTCAGGACGCCGCGAGGCTGACCCGAGGCACCGGAACCTTCCAGACCGGCCAGGTCGAGACCAAGCGCGATCGCCATCGCAATGTCGGCCCGGATCAAGGCTTCGATGTCAGGCGACATTTGCTGGCGCGACCGACGGGTGATGTCGGTATAGACGGCGATGTCCTTCGGCGTCATCGTCACGTTGCCGAAAGTCGGTTCGCTGTTGGGAGCGTTCGATCCTTCGGAAGCAACCCACGCAGCAGCAGATGCGGTCAGCTTCTTCGGGATGTCGACGTTGCCGGCAAGCCCGTTCAGCACGGTCGCACCCGCCTGCATCACGGACATGCTGTTGCGCAGCACGTCGATGAAGGAACCGGGGCGATAGTCTTCCGGCACCAGGGCGGAATCGTCCGTGGTGTTGATCGCGCGGCCGAACTTCTGGTGATACATCGCTGAATTCCGAGGAATCCAGTTCCGCAGCACTTCGGCCGGCAATTGCTGACCGCGGACCTTGGCACCCTGCGCTTCGGCCACCTGACGGGCAGCATCGGTCGCTTCGATTTCGAACTTCGCAGCGTCGATGTCCGCCCGGGAAGCGCCCGGTTGTGCGGCTGCAGCAAGACGCATGATCGAGAAGCGATCCACGTCACGCTGCGTCATACCGATGTCGGTCGAAACCAGCGGCTTGCCGTTTCCGAGATTCTGCAGCACAAGACCGCGGAATTCGGAAAGACCTTTGCCGTCGCGGATGTAGTCCCGCGCTTTGTCGGCCATGTTGTGCCGATGACCGAGGTC